ATAACAATTTTCTTTCCATCTACCACTTTTTCCTGCATTGTTAATACTTTCCCTTTCATGCCATAATTCAGTTGATATATCGTATTCCCAAGTTTTATTTGCTGATGGAAAAGTGATGCAATAAAATTTATGTCCTCCTAAAATATAAGTAAAAGCTATAGCATCATTTATTATTGCATATTCTGTAATTTCCTGCGATATTGGAAAAGTAGATATTTGTTTTAATTGGTATCCTATAGTTTGATAAATTATTCCATCGTTACCTAAGAAAAAATATGAATTATCAAGAGTTGCTATTGAATATTTAGAAGCACAACCCTTTTCAATATAAACACCTTCTTTTCTTTGAAATAAAGGATTTCCCGATCCAGTATTATAATATACTTGAATTATATCTTCTTTAAAAAACCAAAGTTCTAAATTATTTTGATAAACTCTAACAATTTTTGATGAATTAGCCTCAACAGTTGCTACATTTAATGCATTCCAATTTTCTGTCGTATTAACATTTGACCATTGAAATTCATTAGAATTTATTAAAGCGGATACAGTAAACCCATCAAGTGTTGTTATTGAGCCAGAATTATTAAAATCTCCATCTGTTATTTGCAATAATGACCCTGCAGAGTCTGTGCAATAATAAGTAATACCGCTTGGAAGTTGTATTGTAACTTGAGTGCCATTGTCAGTCATAATGACTTGACCTGTTTGAGTTGTTATTTCACCAATTAAAGTCGTTGTTTTGCTTGTATCAACTTTAAAAACTTTATTTCCTGCCACAACAAATAAATCTCCATTCATAACATGCATTCCATAAATTGGCAAAGAAACCGCTGTATCTAACCATACATCAAACCCCGCTGTTCCTAAAACCATATTAGGAAATGCACTAGTTTGAGGCGCTATTTCAGCATAACAATTAACTAATCGTTCAGCAGATATTAGACCACTTTTAGCTTTATATGAATTTACTCCAAAATGTATTTGCTGGATCATTATCTATATAAATTATAAGTTGGGACAAAATAAATTGAATCTTCTCTATCATACCCTTTTAAATTACGCAACATTTCATCGTATGTTCTTTTAATTTGCTCAGATTTTGTTTTGTCAATTGAAAAATCATAAGATAAACGAGAAGCTAAACCAAAAGCTAAAGTTTCAGCCCATTCAATAGGAAAATCAGGATTGTCATTACCTGTATTTAAATCAAAAAACATTTTTTGAAATGTAAATTTAATTGTATTAGAAGCATCATTTGGAGCTTGATATAAATAAATTGTTCCCAAACTTAATTGTTTGTCGTAATAGAATTGAGTTGGTTGTCCAATTACTGTTTTTTGAGCAAGATTAAAATAATCACTTCTAGCAAGTTCATTTAAAGGAGTATCATAATTTGAGGAATCTCTTCTCCTTGCTGATGTTATTGCTTCGGGGCGTGTAATTTTAGTTTGGTAAACATAAACAGTCGCCGCGCTTGAAACATTATCGGTTAGGGCAGCGGTTAAGGTAATGGTTGTGCCAGCAATGTTAGAAATGGTTGTCCAATGCAAATTACCATCATTTTGCATTATTCCTATGTTGTATCCAATAGTAAATCCACTTGCACTAGTAACTACAATTAAGTTTGCTCCACTTGTTGCTGTTGCATTAGTTGTTGTTTGGGCAAAAGATTCTGTTGCATTGGCGGTTGTTCCATCTAAAATATAACTTTCTTGACCTACTTTTAAAAATAAAGTTCCCTCGGCGTATTTCCAAAGATAAACACCTTCACTTTTTAAGCCTTTAACATATAAATTTAACGCTTCTGATGCTTCATTAATTTCTTCTGCAGTTAAATCTCTTCCCCGAGTTTTAATTCCTATAATTTTATAAGCACGATTAATTATATCATTTCTTGTTTGTAAAAATGTATTTGTTCCTGATACAGCCATATTTTAAAAATCAATGTTAATATTTTCTAATTCTTTTAAAGTTGTGCAAGCAGCAATGTCGATTTTCCATTGTTTAGCTTTTAAGCAATTTTCGGAAACATTTGCGTCAATTGGTCTGCTATATTTAATAAAAGCGGCTGCCTGCCAATCAGTCCCTTGAAGGTAATCTTGACATTGAGCTGTTTTGATTTGTTTACCTTGTTCTAATAAAACACTGTCAGGCGTTATATATTCTTGAAAAATTCCATCAACAACACACATTTGTTTACCTAAGGCAATTTCATGTTGTTCTTCGGTAATTTCAATGTAAGGCTCAGGAATTGACGCATAATTAATTATGTCTGGATAATATCCTTTTACCAAAGTTGTTTCTATATCGTAATTTACTTTTACTGTCATATTTTTTAATAATTAATAATTAATAACCAATTGCCATGTATCTGCAATAGCCACTGTTTGAAATGGATGCCCACTCCTCCGCGGCAACAGATAAACCAGAATTAGACAAGCTTGTTAGGCGTGCGCTTGTGTTTGCGCCAAAATTGCTTCCAAGAGTTACTTGAAGCACAGAATTTGGAAAAGCAATTGGAAACGTGGCAGAGACTGTAACGGGAGGTTCTCCTGTCGAAGTAAAACCCCATTGTAAAATTAAATCATTTGGCAAATAAGTATAGCCTGAACTAGCTTTAGAATTTGTAAAATTATTAAATGAACTTGTAATAACTATCCAATAAGCCAAATTAGAGTCGTATCTTAAAAACACAAAATTACCAGAGTTTAAATCTAATGTTATATTTCTGTTTGCAGCATTGTTATTTTGAGGATTAAAAATGTTGCCAGTTGCATGTTTTAAAACTACATTTCTAGCATTGTTTGCGCTTCTCAAAAAAATAATTTGACCATCTTGTCCGCCATTAATTGTATCTAAATCATCGGAAGATGTTGATCCTTCAGTATCTATAGCATATGAACTTGAATTGTTATTTAATGTAATAACTCCTGCTGATATTGTCAAAGTTGTTAAAGTTCCTGATAAAAGTGGTAATGAGTTCGGATTTAAAACAACTATATCAACGCCATCATAAGTGCAAAAATATCTTTGGTTAGCTTTAAGATCGCTAGCTTTTAAATTAATTTTTGTTCCTTGTTGCGTATATTTCTTAAAATTTTGAGCAGTTAAACTATCTATTGCTAAAGTTGGATTATTTCCACAATCTGTGTGAATTTGTATAACAAATGTTTGCGAATTGTTATATGAAATAACTGTAGGATTTGCTGATAATGTGTAAGCTGTTGAAGTTCCTGTTGTTAATCCCCAATATGAAGTTGGTCGGACATCAAAATCATTTAAAGATACAATTTCAGCTGTAGCACCAACGGGATCACAAGTTTCTACTGTATTATCCAAAGAATCTTTAACAATTAATTTTAATTGCGATAAATCAGAATACCATATTTCTGGAAAACGCCCATTAGCGTCAGACAAAACTGGGTTAGTATTTGCTACGGTTAAATTAATGTCTTGATATGTTGTTACTGGCGTCGTTGTTCCAGTTAAATAAAAATAATATTTATATCCTACTCCAACAGCTCCTGCGTTGGTGAATATTCTTGCAATTGGTTCAATAAATCTTTGTGCCATAATTTAGTCCCTATAATTATTATCTTGTAAATTTTTTGAAGCTTCAGAATCATTTATTCCAAAGGCAGATAAAAACTCTAAAACATCTTCTCTTATTTCAGGTTTTGCAGCGGTGATTGCTGAAAGTCTGCTTAAATGTTTTGGCAGTTCTTTTGGAGTAGATTGAGAAGTAGTGGCTAACCAATTGATAAATTTAGGGTTAGACATCAAATTAGCTGTTATTCTAGCTCCACCTAATGCAGGAACTAATCCCGCACCACCAGTCGAAACGCCAACACTTGTTAATCCAATTGCTTGCATTAGTTGTTTTTGCTGTTTTGCCTGTTCAGTGTTTTTAGTTAGTTCAACAACTTTGTTTAAGCGATTAAACGCATCTACTTGCTCAGAAGTAAATATAGCTTTTTCAGTGCCGTTCTTTTTAAGTGTAGAATATTCAGCCATAAACTTTTGAGGGCTAAATATGTTGGCTTCGGCAGATTGAACGCCTTTTTGAGCTAAACCTAAATCACGAATTAAAGTGCCTCTGATAAATTCCTTTTGATTGTCATTTAAAGAACGCATAATTTGACTAACCCTTGTGCCACCAAGTCTAGCTTGTGAGGTTGCGTATTTGTAAACTTCTTCGGGAGTTCCTTTGTCAAGTAAAGGCTGGATATTTTCTTTAATAAAATTGGTTCTTAAGCGGTGAGAAGCATTGGCTTTTTCCCAAGCTTGTAATGCACTTTGTTTGCCAATTTTATCTAAATCGGAGCGTTGAATATTTTCTTTGATATCGTTAGTAAGTCCACTATAAATTTTATTTAAAGCGGCTCTTTCTTGTGGTTCTAGTTTACCTTGCAAAGCTGTGCCAACTTCGCTTCTTAAAGCTGTTAAACTATCATAAGGAATTTGTTTGCCTTGTGATAATTGATTTTGAGCATCAGTGATAAATTTGTTATATCCAGCAACCTTTCCACCACTAACAGCGCTAGTAATTTGCACTTTGCGATCTTGTAAAGCTTTAAAAGTGTTATCCATTGAAATAGGAGTATCAGCGGGAATAAACTCATCCACCTTGCCATAAAGTTGCTTATCTCTTAATTTAGATTTTTCAATGATATTTTCTGCACCTTTTACGATTTCCTTGCCAGCTTGGCTATAAGCTCCACCTTGAGACTTAGAAACATTCTGAATTTGCCTAGAAATATCATTTACCTGTTTTTGTAAAGCTTCTGTAATTGGCTTGCCAGCTAAAGGTACATCTTTAATAAAGTTTTGTAAGCCAGCAGAATTAGAAACATCGGCAAGAGTTGGTTTAATTCCTAATTCTTGAAATGTTTTTACTGCTTCTGGTTTTATACCAGTTGCTTTTTGCAATAGTTTTTTAGGAGCTTGAGAAATTGCACCAACGGCATTTTGAGCAACAGGAAAAGCTTTTTGAATGCCACCACCTACAACTCCCCCAGCAACTGCCCCAGTTGCAACATCTTTTAAAGTTTGTGGAATATTAGTTAAATCTTCAGTTTCACCTAAAGCACTTGCTCCACCTAAACTAGCCCCTCCTTTTACAGCAGTTCCAAAACCTTGACCAGTTAAACCAAGAGCTTTAAGACTTTTTCCAGCTACACCAACATCGGAAAATACTTGACCAGCAAAAGATGCTAAAGGTTGATCTTGTCTTGCCTTATCTAGTTTGGCTCTTTCGGTAGTTCTTGCTTCTCTGTATAGGTCGCCAATATCTATGTTTTGAGTAGCTTGACCACCAAATAATTTTGCAACACCAGCGGAAATTCCCGCTTTAATTTCATCGCCAAAACCAAAAGGGTTAGTTGCGGTTGTAAAAGCAGCTTCTCCCATTGACATTTTGGGTGAAAAGGCAGCTCAAGATTCAAAGGCAACAGAGCAAGAAGGTTTGGCATATAAAACAGGAAGATTTATAGGTAAAGTTGCTCCTTTTGTTGGAGTCGGAGGAGGAAGCATAACTGGATTAGTATTTGCTACGGTTAAATTAATGTTTTGATATGTTGTTACTGGCGTCGGTGTTCTAGTTAAATAAAAATAATATTTATATCC